GAGAAAGCCGCCACTTGATCTGTGCCGTCTTGAAACGCTCCATATGGGTTGTTGATCCACTTACCGCCACGCTGTCCAAAGATAGCTGAAAAGATGGCCGTTAGCTTTTGAAAGTACACATTCAGGCCACCAAATGAAGTGCCGAAAAAGCCTTGGTCATAGGTAGGCGTAGGCGTGCCAAGGTTTGGCTGTGCCGGTGTGCTTATCTGCTGACCAAGGTTGAGTGCCAATTAAGCCACCAAGCCGTTCAAATAGGTAGTCTTTCCAGCAACCTTGGTGGCCGTCAATTCTTGCTTCTTGAGGTTGTTTGGGTCATAGCTGACATGAACCCATCCGCTGTCGGGAATTCCTGATGTGTAGAACTCCAAAATTAATTGGGTGTACTCTAGGTTATCCATGATCCACTGCGCCAGCTCCGCGTTGGGGACGCCAGGGATCTCAATGTCTGCCGCCATACCCTTGCAGTGGTCGCTGGTCTTAGACCCGCCAACAGCCGCATTGGACTCAGGGCTGCGATAAGCAGAGTTCACCTTGACACCCTTGCCGTAATGATCACGCACAGGCTGAAGCACCTTTTCGCACAGTGTGCGTAGGTTTTCTGTAGCCTCATCATCAGGCGTATTGTCAAAGCCCATGCGTATTGCAGTTTCTGATTTGCACATCTCATGCAGGCTGAAGTTGGCGCTTAATTGAGTCATTTCATGGTCCTTAAGGTTTCGTAGGTTTGGATGCAGGCGTTGAGCTTGCGGATGGCGGTGTCTCCCTCGCTGGCGAGCCTGACAAGATCATCAGCAGTCTTTCGGTCAAGTTCGGCTCGTGTCTCTCCGCTGTGATCTCCGCTGGCAGTGGCGGCATCACTGGTGGCTGATACGGCGCACTCGGGGGCTTTGACAGGAATGAACAGCCTGCGCTCGCCAGTAGCAATATCAGCACGCAACTTGTCTTCTTTAGCCTTTGCAACATTGTTCGCCTTTCGTAATGTCTGACCATAAGTCTGCGCCACTTGCGCCATCGCCTGCTCAGTCTCCCTTGCCTTGGCGTTTAGCGCGGCTATCTCGACTTGCTGGCGCGTGTACTCGTCATGCTCACCCTTGAAGTATCCACCACCGAATGATGACAGCACCGCCATGACGATGCCGAGGATCACCCAAGGGTTAAACAGACTCATGCTGCTGGTGGCTCATCATTGTCAGTAGCCTCTGCCTTGGCGCTTGCATTGGCAATCGCCTTGACTCCTGACCGGCCAGCGACACCGCCAAGCACGCCAGTGATGAAGACCATGATGGTGCTGATTTGTTGGGTGTACACCTTGTCGATGGCCGCCATGCTGCCATTCATAGGCTGCTGGACAAATGAAACTGAATAGAGAAACATACCCATGGATGCCAGTAGGATGGTCACCAAGACCACGATAACGAAAGCCCATACTCTGACCTCAATCTCGTCAGCATTGAGGCGATTATTCGGTTTGTATCCAATGGTTGCCATTATTTCTTCTCCTCTGGTTTAACAAGCATTTCTGGGCAAGTACCAGCAGCAGTGCATATTGGTGGCTTGCATTCGGCATTTTGCCAATTGAGTGGATCTTGGCAGGGGTAGCGGTAGCGATCATCGCAACCAGTCAGCACCACCAGCAAGACCGACAGAATCCAAATCTCATACACATTCATTTGTCTTTATCCTTTCGCTGTTGCGCCTCAATCTGCCGTCTGAGTTTCTCTAGCTTTTCCAATTGCACCTTGGTGTCGTGCTTGGCCTCCAAGACATCAAGATAAAGCATACCAAGCATGGGCAACAACAATGCGACAAGAACAACGGCTGCTACCCATCCCACGATTTCTTCCCCAATTGGCCTACGAACAGAAACCACATCCACAGGTATAGGAGGAGGATCAAAGTTGCTGCGAGGTATGCTGACTTTGCTTGGAAGTCTCTTTTTGCCTCCTGCCGTTGCCATGCCTTGTACCTCTCTTTAGCCTCTTCCTTTAACCTAGCATTCTCCTGTTCTTCCTTGATGATGTCTCGCATCTCAAAGGTTTTTGAATAGATCGCACCCATCTCGGGTGGGGACTGATAGACCATGGTTTCCCTGATGGTCTTCTCCAACTCTGCCATCTGATCCAGCGCCATCACTCGTTTAAGTGCTGCCTCCATGAGGTTGGCGTCTGGGTCGTAGATGTTCTTGCTCTTCTCTTCCTCTTCCCTAATGTGAGCAGCCAGCTTCTCTTGCAACTTGAAAAACTCGGTGAGCTGTGCAACCACATCAATCATCACCTGAGTCTCATTGACTGCTACATACTTTTCCTTTTTGCGCGTCTGTTGGACAGGCTGTTGGGTCTTTGGCTTTGATCCGAATAGCTTTGCCCAGAATCCTTTGACCTCGTTGGCAACACCAATAGCTTCTTCAACAGTGGACTTGACCTCCATGAATGAGGACTTGGCCTGCTTGTACAGCTCGCATCCCTCTTTGATTGCGGCAACGCAGGCGTTGGCTGCAAATAGGATGGAGATGGGGTCCACATCGTTACAACCCCAACAGCTTTTTCACAATGTCGGCGGCAACGCCAGGCCCGAACAAGATGGCGGCAATGACGATATAGAGCTGTATCTCAATCTTCTGCATCCTGCCCTTGCCACTTTCCAGCTTCTCTTCGATGGATTTATATCTCTCACTACAAATCGCCTCGTGGACGGCAAATTCCTTTTCGATGGACTCGCTCATGGCATTGCTGCTTTGATTTCGTCTGTAGTCGTTGCCGCATCAATTGCTACTTGCATGGCCGCGTACTTGGCTCGGATGACTTGTCTTGCTTCCTCTGCGCCATCAGTTTGTCCAGGTATTTGCTTGGCGATAGCGTCATCATAAGGCTTGAATTCTTCTGACCGAGCCTCTCTGCGCTTGTCGTGAGCAATGGTTTTTGCTTTGTCAATGTTGATGGTAATCATTCAGAATACTCCCATGCGTTGCGGAATGTGCGATCTGTTGGCATATCTGACGTATCAATGATCTTGTATGGCTTGCCAGAGGGAACATCCTTTTCCGCGAGCGCCTCTATTGTGTTTCCTTCTTGGGCAAGCCACTCTGGTGCTGGAATAATGACTGCTACACCGCCATCATCAGTTGGGTAAATGATTTTTTTCATGGTTGTCCTTATCGTATAAAAATTGCGGAAACATCATTCATGTCTACGGCTGTACCGCCTGATGTAGTTCCAGTATTAAATCTAAATGCTGTAGTAGATAACAATGTTGGTACAGTTGCAGAGCCACTTAGCTGAGCACCTGATTGCATACCACTAGCGTTTCCGTTACAAGCCAATGACCAAGCATAAGACGTATCAACCATTGCTGTTGCAAAGTTAACTGTGTAACTTCCTGTGCCATTATCTGTAATGCTTGAAACATTACCACTTGCTCGAATTGTATTTCTTAGTATTGTTACGTTTCCGCTGGTGGTAGTGGATGCCACTGTTGTAACAGTAAATGTGTTTGCATCGGCAACTGTTACTACTGTATATATCCCGTCAAGTCCTGTGCCAGTTGTGAAATCAAGGTTAACAGAACTTCCTACAAGAAGACCATGTGCAGTTGCGGTTACTGTCAATGTTGTGCTTGGGGAGGTTCTAGAATATGTGCCTGAGAGGTTTGTGTTGGCTGTGCCGTTGAAGTTTACCCATGCACGACAGCCATAAGCAGTAGCGGCAGAGCCGTAGCCTGAATTGAACAGCAAGTTACCGCTGGAGTCGATACGCATACGTTCTGTTTTTGCAGCATTTCTAAATATCTGAGTGTCTGCATCAATATAGTTAAACGATGTTGCGTTGTACCCAATAATTAACTCTGCAACACTTCCAGAAAGAGTATGAAGTTTTCCAGTAATTCCTGTTGTGATTCCAATTGCAACATTACCGCTGGAATCAATACGCATAGCCTCAGCACCGCCCTCAGCAAAAGCAATGGTGTCAGCGGCAGGGAAAAATATGCCTGTGTTGGTGTCACCTGTGGTGGTGATGGCAGGAGTTCCAACTGCTCCCGCTGGAAAGACAACACCACCAGTTCCTTTTGGTGTAAGTGAAATTCCAATGTTTGTGTCGCCACCTGTGGCAGATAGTGTTGGCGCATTACCAGTCGCTGCATTTGCCAAAGTTAACTCATTCACAGCAGAGGCTGTTGCAGTCACTTTCAACAGCTCATTGCCGTTCGTATCAATGACATCACCAACCAGCTTCATCTTTTTGCCTGATCCAATGTTCAAGCCAACTGATGTGCCAGTACCAGCAGCCGCAAAGACAGAGTCAATGCTGTCTAAGTCGGTATTGATCTTTGTACCCCATGTATCTGTTGACGCGCCAACCTCTGGCTTTGTCAACAATAGGTTTGTGGTGGTGGTATCTGCCATTCTTTAATCCCCTTTACGCGGCCTCTTGCCAAGTGATTGAATTGTCCGACAAATCAGTCCAACTTTCTGATGTGTCTGAAACTGGTGTCCAACTCTCAGTTGAATTACCAATTGGTGTCCAACTCTCTGTCGTATCTGACTCAGGCGTCCAAGTCTCCGATGTGTTTGGAATAGCACCCCATCCAAAGCCAATAACTATCCCAACAGAGCCAATAGACTCAACACCAATTATCGCAACCTCAATGGTCAATCCAACAGAGTCAACAGCTCCTGTACCATCAATGCCTGTGATGTCTTGGAAAGATATAACCTCGGCTGAAACTGTATCTACAGCGCCAATTGCCTCGTTTCCTGTAATTGCTTTGGTGCTGGTGACACCAACCGATCCAACCGCACCAGTCGCAGAGTTACCAATTAAATAAATTGATCTTGATGCTGTGACACTACCAACCGACAAAGTGGATGAATTTCCATTTTCTGCAATTGATATTGATTTTGTGATGTTTCCAACAGCGCCAGCGGTTGCATTTCCTGTGATGGAAATAGATACAGTTAATCCGACAGTACCGACATTACCAGTAGCAATATTTCCATTCTCTTGAATGGATATGGTTTCTAGTAAATTTCCAACGGCAGTAGTAGACGCGTTGCCAGTTAAAAGAGCGCCAGCCTCTCCATAGCCCCAGGCTCCATAGCCATATCTTCCTAATCCATAAGCAGCCATGCTGCTGCCCCTTGGTTAAGCCAGCCTGATCAGGCCAGTGCTTGCATCATTGGTCGGCATGGTCAGCGTAAATGTTCCAGCAGTCACTGTCTGACTACCAAATGTGTGGACGCTGACTGCCTTATTTGACTGTGTCGAGTTGTAAATCAAGACGGCGTCAAAGGCTGTGGATAAGGTCACAGAAGAGTAGCTAATGCTGGCGCTTGGAGTCACAAAGGCTGTAGTGCCACTGGTGCTTGGAGGTGTGCCAAAGGTCACTGTGACGCCGCCTGCGGTGTAGCCTGATCCTGTCACCTCATCTGTGGAGCTGTAGGCTGTGGTGGCCGCATTGACAGTGGCAGAGGTTAAGTACAGAGCAGCCTTGAAAGTGTCTGCTGTAGTGGCAGCGCGGATCACGCCAGTGCCAAAGTTGTGGTGGCCGACAAGCAGCTCGCCCTTGAAACTTGTACACATTGCTTGAGTATTTGCCACGATTTATTCCTTAAATTTGTTGGCTGATGCCATCAGCAAAAATGCCACGCTTGAGCGCCATGTGGACAGATCGATGCACCATCTCACCATCAAGCCAATACTCAATCCAGCTCGTTGTCTCGGTATCGTTCTCAATAGACCCCTCACGCTTCTCAAGCAATGAGTCATCCATCTCGCCTTTGGTGGTGTTGACTATCATCCAAATGTCCTTGCTCTAGCCATAATCACGCCGCCTGATGTAGAACCGCGATCATCTGCAATCTGCAATTGATCCAGTCCTGCCTGATACAGCGATGACCATACAGGTATTCTCGCATCGTCCTGCAAGTATGGCGCAGCCTGTAAAAGTGAACCATACAAATACACATCAGGCGCTTGAGTCAGCAACCAGTTGGTGGTGTTCGTATCTGATAACTTAGTCAACTTTGCATAGTAGACCAGCTCGGCGGTGTACTCACCATCAGGAATTGGTAACAGTCGGATTTGGCCGCCAACAATGCTGAAGTACAAAGGCTTGCCGCTGGACAAATATGTCGTATTCGACAGAGAGTCCATTGCATCAATGGTTTGGAATGTCAGATTGGTGATTGGGTTTGTGTTGATCTTGATGGCTTTGACTTCCAAGAAGTCATCAGGCACTGTGCCATATTCAGCCGCCGCCGCAAATGTTGCATTGGCACGCACAATCATTTGGCGTGTACGCAACTGGCGCTCAATCTGAGCCTCTGCCAAGCTGACAAAGTCTGAAATTGCAGTCGCCAAATCAGTGCGGTTTAGCCAGTCGCCAACCGATGTTTTCAGCTCTGCATAAGTTGTAAGTGCCATCAGACTGCCTCTTTTTCCATCTCTTCTTTGACGATCCAAGTGTGATCGTGTCTGAATTCAAACGTGCCAATGTGTCCGATCTCTTTCGAGACATCATGGTCAATATACACCTTGTAACCAAGCTCCTGCGCCTTTTTACAAAAGAAGACATCTTCTCCCATATAGCCGCGAGTGCCTGTCTGCCAAGGCATATCGAACCATGGCTCTGTCATGCCCTCAAAGACATTACGCTTGATCAGCATGATGCCAGTGCCAACCGAGCCAATCTCTTCTAAGCCTGACGATTCGGGCATCGTATAGACAGGCTTGCGCTTGCCATTCTCGTCATAATTCTGCGCTGTCGGTCCTGTTGGCATACGCCTGCGAGCGCAGTTGGCCGCCACAATGTCCACATCATGCGCCAGCAACCGCTGAATCATGTCTTGTGGGAATGTCATGTCAGAGTCAATAAACAGGATGTGGCTGCAACCCTCGCGCATTGCGTCAAGGCATAGGTCAGCACGCTGATTTTGAATTAGTGTGCCTTGCAGTATCTTGAGACTGACAGCGTCAGTGGTGTTAAGTGTGTGATACGCCACCATATTGACCATGCAATAGGTGTAGTTGGTGTGGACCATGTCACGAGCTGGCGTGCATACGGCAACGTAATTCATACCTGACCTGGCCTAACTCTAAAAAACCTATTGTCAAAATCGTTTAACCATTTTTTCATGTAAGCCTCGTCATCCAACTTGCCCTCTGCTTTTAACTGAAAGTAAACCGACTCAGGAATACTGGCAACGTGATGCCATTCGCCTTTCCAGTTTGCCTTGTTGTCAGTCATAGCAAAGTCGCGCTTATTGGCCTCAATGACGGCAGTCATGTCCTGCGTTGTCTGAATCGTTGCCCCC